GTCGACCTGCACGTCTTGCACCGGGCGCCATGTGCGCTGAGCGATCCAACGCATTTCCTTGGGATGGCGCGCATCGGGATCGACGAACATGTCGAAGATCGAGATGCGCTCGATGAACGGGCGATCCTCGTTCCACTGCAGCAACTCGCTTTCGACGTTGCCAGGCATGTCGGCATCGCGGTCGTCGATGCCTTCATCGGCGCCTTCGGTGGCGACGTTGTTGCCCTCGGTTGAATCGGCGGGCTTCGGCTCGGGCGGCTTGGTGTACTTGTAGCCGCACTTCACCCAGCCATGCCCGGCCACGATCCAGTCCACAACGGCGAGGCGGAAGTCGCGCTGGTAGTCGTACGCCCGCCACAGCCAGTTCAGCACTTCCTCAGTGATGATCGCGGTGGCTGCCGACTCCGGGTTGCGGGCATTCACGACGAACCGCGGGTAGTTGATCGCCACCGCGGGCAGCATCACGTTGACCGTGGAGAACACGAGGTTGACGACCAACTGATCGGTCGAGGGATCGCCCTTGATGTAGCGCCCTTGGTACAACTGGACGTAGCGCTTCCACTCGTCGTCGTAGTTCGTCGTCGACGACGAGCGCCAGTTCTTCGATCGCTTCAACTCGTTCTGATAGAAGCGCAGCAGTTCGCCCTGGGTCATCTCAATCCTCCGGTGGCGTCGGCTCGTAATACCGCTCGATGTTCGGGTTACGGGCCAACTCGCGTTCGTTGTCGGTTCCGAGATGCTCCCGCATCCACTCGCCCTTGGTCATCGCCTTGAACCCGGCCCGCCCTTGCAGCGCGCCGCCATTGAACGTGAACCCCACGCTCGACACGCGACAACGGAAGCATTCGGCGCGGCCCGACTCGGCCTCCTTGCCGCAGGCGCATTGCACTCAGATCACGCCAAGCTTGGCGTCGAGCCAGTTGACGAGTGTGACCCGGTTCTGCCCGGCGCGCTCGGCATCAAGGATGCGCTGAATCTCGGCTCGCAACTCGTCACCCGTCAGATCGAGCGCGTCGACGTGCGCCTGCACACCAGCCACCGTGTCGCTGCCGGGATCGAACAGCGCACCACGACCGCCAACCCACGTCGTCCCCGACCAGCAAGCCTCGCCGGGCGCGCCGGGCGTCCCGGTCTGGATGTACTGCCCCGTCGCCCACGGCGTGCTGCCGGACGCAGCGCCCGCCGAAGTCAGCGCCTGCACCGTGTTCGGAATCCCGGCAGCCAGATTGGCAACCGAAGTCGGCGGCTTCGAGCCTGCCGGGAACCAGGAGCCGGGCGCGCCCGACTTGGCGGCGGTTGCCGGTGGCGGCGGCGGGATGGCGCCCGAGACCCAACCACTCTGGCCCCACGGCACACCGTCGTCGGGGTAGCCGCGGCGATCGGCACGCTGACCGGCGCGCTGGTGGCGTCCCTTGGCAGCAGGCCGTTGCACCTGCAGGAAGGTGTTTGCGATGGTTGCCATGTCGTTCTCCCTTAGTCGCGTCGGACAGCGAAGGCACCAATGCGTGGACGATCGACCGTGATGCCCCGGTTGCGATCCAAGTTCAGCACGTCGGTGATCGACTCGCCATAGACGCGCTTGTGCCACCAGCCCCAGCTATTCGGCGGTGGTTCCTTGACGGGCTGGAACTCGGAGAACCACACAAACTTCAACATCTGATTGGCGATCGCCAGGCTGATCGTCCGATCGTCGTAGGGCGACCCCTGCATCTTGCCCTTGTCGGTGCGCACGAAGGTCCGCAGTTCCGCCAGCGTTTCCTTACACCACAGCTTCAACCTGCCCTCGGCCCGCAACTCCTTGCCCAACTCGTCGATCATCAACGGCTTGGTGACCTGGTCGGTGCGGAAGCCGAGCACGTCGGTGGGAACGGAGTTCTTGTACTTCGGGGAGCGCTGGTAGTAGATCGGGAAGTAGTTCGCCCGACGAAGGGCAGTCAGGGTGGTGAGACCGTGCATGTTGGACTCGACGCCGATCAGCGCCTGCCCGTAGAAGTTGCCCAGCCGAGCGAGAATCTCGGTGCCCAACAGGTCGGGGTCAATCAGGCCGCACCAAGCCGCTACGACATGGCCGTTGCGCGCATTGATGACGTGAACCGATGCGCGGTCGCTGTGTTCCAGGCCCTGGCTCGGGTCAGCCCCGATGACGTACTTGCCATCTTCGGCGGGCCACTCCCACACATGGAGGGCACCGCCGTCCTCGACGAAATGCAGGCTCTGATCGAGGTAGCCCATCGCTACCGGGTCGCGTGGTTCGAGTTCACGCAAGCGGCGCAGATCGAACACTGGCCGACCTGACTTCAAGAACGCATCCTCGGCGTTGTCCGGGTACTCCTGCGCCATCTGCCAGTCCGGCAGTTCCTCGGCCTTGGCGTCGTACCACTGTTGATCGCGACCGTTGGCCGACCACGGAAAGAACAGGCACTCGAAGCGGTTGTGCCCCGTCGTGCCGCCGACCCACAGCGAGTGAAACAGGTTCCCCTCGCCGTTCGCTGTCGACATCATGATGATGCGACCACCGACATCTGCGACCGGCTCGATGGCGCCCCACGCTTCCTCGGAGTTGGGCAAGAAGGCCAACTCGTCCACGACGACGAGGTATGCGGATTCGCCACGAGCCGGATCGCTCGCTGAGGGTAGCGACTCGATGTAGCTGTTGTTGGTGAACTCCAACTTGGTCAGCGTCTGATTGCAGGGACCGCCCTTGTACTTCATCCACTCGGGCAGGAACTGGTAGCCGTACTTCGCCTTCTGCAGCAGCTTGATCGCTTCACGCTCGGTGCGGCTCAGCATCAGCACGGCGCGATCGGGATAGAAGAACGTGAGCCAGAACGTGTACGTCGCGATCAGCGTCGAGAACCCGATCTGGCGCGCCTTGAGGATCAGGACGTGGCGGTGATGCACCCACGTCAACACGGTCTCGACCTGCGCCTCGAACGGATCGAACAGGATGCGACCGCGCTCGGGATGACGGATACTCCAGAAGTGCTCGCAGAAGTACAGGAACCCCTGCAGCAACTTGTCGGGATCATCGGTCTGCGGCGCGCACATGCGCCACTGCTTCTCCTGCCAGATCAACTCGAAGCTGACGGCATCAAGGTCAACGTCTTCGGTGGTCACACCGGAGCAGTCCCCTCATGTGCGTCGTCGAGTACAGCGTGCCCGTTCAGGTTCGGATTGACTTCCGGCTCCTGCTGCCGCTGCTGTTCCATCTGCTGCATCTGCACCCGCAGCCATTCGTTCTCGATGGTGAGTTGAGCGATCCTGGTGCCGAGCCGGTCGACCAGTATGTCGATCGGTGTCGGTTGCTGTTCGTCACTCACAACGGCGCTCCGGGGGGCACGTCGGCGGGCCAGTTGGCGACGACAGCGGACGTGATCGCGGCGTCGTTGACCACGTCGGCGTCATGGCCGGGAGCGCCGCGGCCGTTCGCCATCCCGGTCTCGTAGGCCAGTTCGACCGCATCGGCCACGGCCCAATACATGCCGGTGAGTGGTGCCACGCCGCGCCGCACAGAGTCAGCAAACTGCGTGTCGTGCAGATCGGGATTGCCGATCGCCTCCGAATACACCGACGCTTGCACGCGCACCTGCAAGTCGGGATCGTTGGCAGCGCGTGCCACTGTGCTCAACATCAGGCAGCCTCCAAAGCTGTGAGTCGGGTATCGAGTTCTTGCAGCATCGCGTAGGCGAGGCCAACGAGGGAGCCAAGGTCGACCGCAGCGGGCTGCATATCAGCGTCGAGTTGCACGAGTTGCGGCAACACTCGCTCGACTTCCTCAGCGACGAAACCGAGTTGCCCGCGCTGCCAGTTGACCCGCCAGCAACAGGGATCATCAGGCGTGTGTCCGCACATCTCGACACGGCAGGCGTGATTCGGCATTGTCGCCGGGTCGGGATGCCAGTCGTGCGGCTCAACATCGTCGGGGCAGGGGGGCACTTCCCGCATCGTGTAGTCCTCGCGGGTGCGCCACCACACCGGGCGCAGCGCTCGCACCATCGTCGCCACCGGCAGCTTCGGCATCTCGGGCAACACGCTCACCAACGGTGTCAGTTGTTGCTTGCCTCGCCGCGACGAGGCGACACCGAACGACTTGGCGATCGTGTCGTAGTACCAACTGGCATCGACGTTGTTGAAGTGGAACGTGGCGACGTTCATTTGCATACGGATCGACCCCGCAGTGCCGCCAGGGTGCCAGCCGTAGCCCGCCATGCTGGTCGAGGGGTTGGCGAAGAACGTCTGATCCCAATAGGAACCACCCGCCACCCTGGTGCCCTGAATCTGCGAGCCGGTCGAACCCCAACTGATCTTGTTGGCGTTGAGCGAGTTGTACCAACGCATGTAGCTGTCGCCGTTCTGCCCGGCGAGGTACGGCGCGTCACCGCCAGTGTCGGCGCTCATGTTGATGTAGTTGCCGAAGATGTAGCCGTTGGCGTTCGTGCAAACGACGCGTGTGCCGATCACCGACTCGCTGAGTTGGTAGTTGTTGATCCCGTTATCGAGATAGAGACCGTTGTTGCCGCGGATGCGGATGGTCGAGCCGGATATCTCGGCGTTGAGGAATATCTGATTGCCGTTGGCCTGGAAGTAGCCGACCCGCGTGCCGCCGTTGTAGAACGACATATAGCCGTTGGCGTACAGACGGAACGACTCGCCGCCCCCGGTCGAGATGAAGCAGTTCGGCGTGGTGACGTTGCCACCGTTGATCTGAGCGCCGCCGCTGAAAGTACCGAGTCCAGCCGCCGACACCGAGAAGCCGACGCCGCCAGGTGCGCCCGGCATCAGCAGCCGGAACACGCCCTGGAAGTTGTCGAGATTGACGTTGCCGTAGCTGCCTGCACCCGCCAACAGAATCTCGCCGCCCTCGTTGGCGGCACCAGGATTGGCGATCGTCAGCCCAAGTCCTTGCGGATGGTTGGGCATGTTGATCGTCAGCGGGCCGGTCATCGTGTCACCCGCCTTCAACACCCACGGCTGCGTTGCGGGTGCCCGCCATCCAGTGTCGCGATCGGTGGCGGATTGCTTGACGAGAATGTCACCAGCAGCACCGCCCGCGGGGACACCGGCACCAGGCGGACCCACGATCGGAATGACCTTCCATGTCCCGTCCGTGTCCTTGTACTTCAAGCTGGTCATACGCCCACGTCCTCAACCATCAGCGAGCAGGGGTAACCCGAGTTTGGCTGGAACTGCGCACTGGCGGAATCCGCCCAACCCGCGATCTTGCGGGTCTGCGATCCGCTCAGCCCGGTTTCGTAACGCACGATGCAGGCGGGCAGATAGCCACCGGCCGGAATATTGTTGACGATCGCCCCGGCGAGTTGTGTGCCGCCATTGAAGATCGCGACGGCCAGCAGGCCAGCGTTGGTGGTCTTGGTCAAGTTGCCCTGGAACGTGATCTTGTAGCGCCGCGTAGGATCGGCAATCCACGTCACGGCGCACCCGGTGTAGTCGGTCCAGACGTTGGCGGGGATCACCGGGGAGGCGGTTGTCAGGATGACACCACCCATCCAGCCCCGCGGGATCGACGCCAGCAACGACAGCGTCAGGTCGCCCGACAGCGCGCCGCCACCCTGCAACGGTGACGTGGTGTTGATGATGCGTGTCGTCGGCACGCCGGGAAACGGCGTGTCGGGATCGTCATTGTCGATCCACAGTTCCTCGACGCCGACCGGCTGGTTGGGACCGACGAACACCGTGTCGGGTCCGACCGGACCCTGGATACCTTGCGGGCCGGTGTTGCCGGTGGGACCAGTCGGGCCGGTCGCGCCCACCGGACCCTGGATGCCTTGCGGACCCTGGGCGCCGGTCGCGCCGGTATCACCCTTGACGCCCTGCGGACCCTGGATGCCCTGGGCGCCGGTATCGCCCTTGACGCCCTGCGGTCCCTGGGCGCCGGTCGCACCAGTCGGACCAGTGGCGCCGGTCGCGCCGGTCGGACCTGTGGCGCCGGTCGGACCGGTCGGACCTTGCGGACCCTGCGGACCGCGCATCACGCCGATGTTGACCCAGGTGGTCCCGTTCCACATCCAGCCGGTGCCGCCCGAGTCGATGACGTAGTCGCCATCAGTGTGGGGCGGCGCTACCTGCGCATCGGTCGGCGGTCCCGGCGTCGGGATCGTGCCGATGAAGTTCATCCCCGAGGCGCCGGTACCGCCCTCAGCGATCTTGCGTCGCAGGTCGAAGAAGTCCCGACGCTCGGCGTCACGAGTGCGTGGCTCGAACCCCGAGTGGGTCGGGCGCGAACTCACGGCCCCTCGTTCTGCACCAACCGCAAGTGACGTTCGTGTTCGGCGCGACGGGCGATCGCCTCGTCGAGTTGCTCATCGGTCCACTGCTCGACAGGACGTTGGGCCACCTGCACGAGCGTGACCGGCCGCAACCCGTCAGCGATTTCCATGTAGGTCTTGGCAGCGGCGACGTGGCGCGGATCGTCAGCATCGGAGCCGGTCTTGAACAGCGTGTCCATCAGCGTCTGCTTGCGCTCGGGCGATCCGATCGTCTGCAGGTAATGGTTCTCCCACAGCTTCAAGAAGTCGGTGTCCTGCTTCCAGCGCGCGAGGGTGGTGGCGCCCACCCGCAGTCGCTTCGCGAGTTCGGCCTGCGTCGCCGGGTCACGGTCGCGCTTGGGTGTGCAGAGCCACTCGACGAAGCGCTGCTTCTTCTCAGCGTCGCCCTTCGCCACGACCACCGATTATGCCATTCCACGTGGAATGGGGTACTGATATCTAAGTTATAGGCTAGACGTGGATATCTAGGTGTGCTAGGATACATCTATGACTACTAGGAACACATTGCTCGATGAGCCGGACAACCGGCGACTCGACCCGCAGGACGTGCCCGTCCAGTTGAACGTGAAGGTGCCCTGGCACTACCGCGAGCAGTTGATCCGTGAGGCGAAGGAACGAGGCATCAGCCTCAACCGCCACGTCGTCAACGGTCTCGTTCGCTCGTACCCACCCGAGCAGTGACACCCAACCAACAGTCGGTCCGTCATCTACGCGGGCTGGGCTTCCACGCTGAGGTCGTCGAACACAAGATTCCGGGCACGAACCGATCCGCCGACTTCATGGGGATCATCGACGTGATCGCAGTCGGCAACGGCCAGACGATCGGCGTGCAAGCCACATCGGCGGACCACGTCAGCCACCGCCGAGTGAAGATGCAGGAAAGCGGGATGCTGCCGGTGCTGTTCGACGCCGGGTGGCAAGTCGTGATCCACGGCTGGCGTAAAGACGGCCGACTGCGAGAGGAAAGACTGCTCCCATGATGACTGTCACAGCCCTGCTTCATGATGAGTTCCGACTGATGCTGACGAAGATCGCAGCCGACGAGGAACGAACCGAGATGGAACGAGAACTGGCACAACTGGCCTTGATGGTCTACGACGTGAACCCCGAACATCCGGGGATCGTGGCGATCGTCAACCGATTCACGAAGCGAGCACTTGATGACTGACCTACCACCACCCACATCGAAATGGCCCCAAGCCGTACGACTCGTCGGCGGACCTGACGACGGCGTCATCGCCCCGTTCGGCGGGGCATACATCGAACCGAGCCGCGTGATCCACAGCGACGGCCGCATCCTGCCCGCCGCGGCGGGGCGCTACGAATACCGACAACTCGCCAGCGGCGGGTTCATCGCAGAGTGGTGTCGCGATGCCTCTTGACGTTGAGGAACTGGAACCGACCACGCGCAACGACTACCGCCGTGCCAACGGCGCACCGATGGTGATGGTCGATGGAAAGAACGAGCGGTACTCACGACCGTCATCGTTCGCCAAGCCACTCGATGACGAGTCGGCGTTGGTCAACTGGAAGATCGACCGGGCCTGCATGGGCGTCGGCAAGGATCGTGCGCTGCAGGCTCGTTGGGTTGCGATCGACGACGACGACCGCGAGGGCCGCAGCAAGCTGCGTGAAGATTCGATCGCAGCCGGGCGTGGCGCCGAGCGCGCCGACATTGGCACGGCGCTGCACGCGATGTCGGTGCGCTTCGAGAACGACCTGTCGTTCTCACCACCGCAGCCCTACCTCGATTCGCTGCAGGCGTACATGAACGAGATGGAGCGGCTGTCGCTGACGACGGTGCGCTCGGAGTTCCAGATCGTCAACCGCGAGTATCGTTGCGCCGGAACTGCCGACCGGCTGTACGAAGTCTGTTCGCCGCTCGCCACGCCGGATGGCGACGTACTGCCGGTCGGCACTCTGCTGATCGGTGACTTGAAGACCGGCGAGAAGCTGGAATACAGCAAGCCCGCCTATGCGGTGCAGATGTTCCTGTATGCCGAAGGCGAGTTCTACGACGTGCTCGCTGACGACTTCCTGGCGACGCCGCCGATCAATCGCAAGTGGGGAATCATCGTCCACATGCCCGCCGAGTTTCCGGGCACCTGCGAGTTCCTGTGGGTCGACCTGGAAGTCGGACGCCACGGCGCCTACATCGTGCAGATGATCAAGACCTGGCGCAAGATGTGGCGATCCGGTGAGTTCGACATGCCTGCTGTCCAACTCGGACCGGCACCGCCAACAACCTGTTGGTGCGGCGATCCACTCGACACGTCGGTCGTCCATCAGAACAACGCACCGTGCTTCGCGATCGTCAGCGTCACTCAGGAAGCGACGCCGTGGAACGGCGAGACTACGATCCCCGATGCTCCCGTTGTCGAGTCGACGAAACCGCCAAGTGTGGAAGACAACGGGAGCACCTACGGGGTCGCTGAGTACACGGCGTGGTTCAAGACCCGCATCAATCTGAT